CCGTTCGCTATGATATGGGACGACATGATGAACCAGTACGAGGGCGAGCTACTGGATCCTCGCTTCAGTATCCACCGGGAACACGGTGAAGAATGTTGGGGATGGGTCACTACCGATGGTGATGGTGCGCCCATCCCCGAGGGTGCTTGGCATGTGTGGCGGCTCTGTGAGCCTCACGGCTGGGCACATGTGGTCAGGGTAGAGTCTAGGCATGATCAGTACCTAGGCCTGATGATCAACAGACTGCACATTCAGAAGACTTTCCGTGAGCGCTATGGAGATATTGCCTGGAACAGGCTCACCCGGGACGAACAGGAAGAGACCCAGATAAAGATGCAAGACGCGTATCAAGAGGGGTTCGAAGCCGCGCAGGAAGAGAACGCATGGCTGATGAAGAGCGCCCGAGACAACATGTCCCGTGGTGTTACTGCACCTACCAACCCGATGATTGAGAAGATCGTGAGCTACGCAGGTCAGACGAACAAGAGTAGAACGTCGCGTCCTCTTGAAGACTCGGACGTGGGACTAAAAGGAATCGAAGATCTTTGACTCCTGTGACAAAGGAGATCTAGTATGGCGGCACAACTGACAGGAACCCTAGCCAATTTCATCGTTAGGATTCGTAGATATATTGGTGAAGAAGACCCGGACAAGAGTTACTGGGACGATGACCTTATCAAACAGGTATTCAACGCTCACTACCGGAAGCGATGCGCTGAGTTAGTCATGGCATTCGAGGGATACTTTACCGTAGTCGCAACCCGCGACACGGTCACTGCCCAGGAACGATATGCGTGGCCCTCTAACTTTGAACGCCTCCTCAAGATGGAGATAGTTCGAAGCGATGGGTCAACTGTACCCATCCAACGCCAAGAGCGTCACTACCACAGCAAGCCTACGCCAGGGGCTAGTGGAGATACTTATTTCCCTAGCTACCGCTCCATCGGCAGTGGGTTCGTCCTTGAGCCTGCCCCCACGGAGGGTACCGCAGGGCAGCTTAGGATGGAGTATGTATCCACCCCGGTAGAGCTGACGCTTGACAACGACTCACTACATTCAGACTTCCCCACCATGCTGGACGAGCTGCTCGTTCTGGACACAGCGGTGGCGATGTTTGACCAAGAGCAATCACAGGAAGAGGGTAGAGTGAGAAGCCTAATTCGACAACGCGCTGAGTGGGAGCTGACCTGGGAGCGATTCATTGATAACCGCATGATCTCCTCCAACAAGGTTACCCCCTTCAGAACGCACTACAACGACGCCTGATGGGTGGTCGAGAAGCCATACCGTACCTTGATATCAAGGGATTCCAGGGGCTCTACACCAAGAGCACCCCGGAAGTACTGGAAGCTGCTCAGCTTCAGATTGCCCAGAACTGCGATTACTTCGAAGAGTACGGTGCAGTTGCCAAGATCCGTGGTAGCTCCCGTGTACTCGATGAGCCTTACAAAGAAGGTGGCGTCGTCAAGAAGATCTCCTGGGTGGGGGCATACAAGGCCCCTGATCTGGATGGTACCATCCTGCGGCACACACTCGTAGCCGCTGGTACCTCCATTGGTAAGGTAGAAAATGGGCAGATCACCAAACTGCTGACGGGCAGGACCGCTGGCCTCTATCACCAAGCGACCATGCAGGACACCCTCATGTACATCTCCAACTACAACCCTGACCGGGTTGGAGAGGGCGATGCTATGATTAAGTACGATGGCTCTGTCATCACCCAATGGGGTATTACTCCTCCCGGCTCAGAGTCTACCATCGTTGACAACTTCGATGACGCATCTTCGTGGGAGGAGAACGCCTGCGTACTATCAGATCAATCCAATGTTACCTCTGGCGACGTTACTTGGGACGGGGCAGCTGTAAAAGTAGATCATGAGTTCTATTCCACCGATACCTACAGCCTGGAGAAAGCACATCTAGAGTTCTATCCCCAGGGAGATACCAGAAACAATGAAGACGCGATACGGGATCGCGTATCCTTCTTCGCTTACATCCCACGAGGGGGACTGACCGCATCTCTTACTAACCCGATAGATGCCGGGTTCAAGACCAGCGGCCCTGCTCTCTCGGTGTTCGTCAGTCCTGACGGCGATACAGTTGAAGACAACAACTGGCAGTTCGACTTCTCACAGGGGTGGTTAATCGAAGGATGGAATAAGATCAACCTAGACTTCGCTTCGGGGAAACCAGGTGCAATACGAACGTTCTTCACACCGCCGGGACAGGCCACAGGGGACTTCTACCCCGAGACTGATTCAATCAAGCGCACACGCTTTGAGTTCTATATGTCTACGGCTCAAACGACTCTTAACGGGATCCGGGTGGATCGCTACGAACACTACGACGAAGGAGCGCCAGTCGCTTCACCGTCGGGAGATGGCGATATCTCGGGTGTATACAGTTACAAAGTTATTTATGTTAGTAAGTATGGTCAGTATAGCAATACTGGTCCTAAGAGTGTTGATGTTACTGCGAATAGTAACGCCCAGATCGACCTCGCGCGGATCCCTGTCTCATCGGATACGCAAGTGGTGGCACGGAGACTCTACCGAACGGTAGGCAATGGGTCGGTGTGGTTGTACCTCACTGAGATCCTTGACAACACTTCCACCACGTACAAGGACATCACTGCGGACGGTAGCCTCGGTAACGAGACTGCGCCCCAGGCAGGTGACTACGCTGACGACAACTCGGTCCCTCCCAAGTGTGGTATCGTCAAGGCATGGAAGAAGACGATCTTCCTGGCCGGTGACCCACAGAACCCGTACACCCTGTACTACTCTGAAGACGACGAGGGCGAGAGCTTCCCGCTCATCAACGCTCTGGAGCTGGACGAGAAGATCACAGGGATCTATGAGTCCTACTCCGGGCTGGTCATTGAGACTGAGACCGGCAAGTGGCAGCTCATCGGGAGCAACCCTGACTTCTCGCTCGACAAGATCATCCACGGTGTAGGCTGCGTGGGCCGCAGGGCCTGCGGTACAGCCCGTACTGTAGGGTTCTCGGTGGATCGGGACGGCATGCGGACCTTCGACCTCAGTGAGACCAAGAAGATCAGTGAGCCTATCCGTGACATGTACGATAACGACCTCAACAAGGCCAACATCGAACTGATCCACGCACACCACCTCAGGTCTAAGAACTGTATCTTGCAGTTCAACCCCGACGCCGATGGAGACTACACCTCTATCTGGGCGTATCAGTACCCCATGGATGATGTTGGAGTAGGGTACTGGTCCACAGTCGTCACCCCTACAGCAGCCAACCTCAACTTCCTCGACGCTGAAGAGGTCGAGGACGAAAATGGGACGTTCAAACTCTACGCAGGAGGGGCTGATGGTATGCTGTACCATCTGTTCGACGACTCGTCCAAGAACTGGGTAGACGCTAACGGGACAGAGTACGCCGTCGATATGCAGGTTCAAACCCCGTACCTGAGGGTTGGGTACCTAGGTGCAGAGGTAGAACAAGCTTCTGGTAGGATCAACCCCCATACGTTAGAGCTGCGGATAGGCGATGACGACGCCTGTATCTGGACCTGTACAGTAGAGACAGCTAGAGGTATCCAACAGACTTTGGCTACTGATTCTAGCATACTGGAACTGGAGTTCGGGACGAACAACTCACTCATTAGACAAAGGGTGCCATCGAAGGGTTCTACACCGGCCGAGTACGTCAGGCTGACGCTACAGAACGCTGAGTTGGATGTCTATTCTAAGCTGTTGGCGGCGAGGTTTTTCTACCATGTCCAACCGGCTTTGTTTGACGAACTCTCTGTCGATAACACGACTTCGTAATGTCCCAGGTTACCAATCCCCACCTGAATTCTCAGGTGCGGCTGAAGAGATGGCCCCCTGGGCGGGTCGCTCAGCTCAAGCTGTTCCTCGGACACTTGGAGCAGGCCGTAGGAGTGTCACTTGCCTCGCAGGTGGAACAGTCCCCCAAGCGCAAGTTCTCTGAGTTCGTCCCGAAGATCGTCCCTCAGGATGTGACGACTGATGTGTCCTACCGTGAGGTAAGGATCACTTTCATACCGCCTAAGGGGTTGAGGAACCTACTGTTCTACGAATACGATATCAGCGCCACCGAGGGGTTCTTCAATCTCGATCGCTTCAACTCCCCAGAGCCGTTCTTCCTCTGGCCGAACCTAGCCGAAGGGGTTACCTACTACCTCCGGATCAGGGTCGTGACAAAGAACGGAGAGGTGGGGCCGTGGTCTGACACAGAAGCAGTGACCACCCCATTCACCCAGAACTACGGGTTGTACGACGGCACAGTGCATTCGTATGGTGTGAGGGGGGGCGAATTCTATCTCTGGACGGCTGTATGGGACAGAACCTACAACGCTATTGGTGGTCATATGTACTACGCTGTGGACTACTCAGTAGAACCTATGCGTAACTGGTCGGGTAGGTACTTCGGTGAAGGAGGGCAGCAGGAAGGAAACATCGAGTGGTGTGATCTTGCATTCAAATGGATGAGTAAGTTAGATGGGGAGGAACAATACACCCAGACAGGACACACCATGTACACGACTACGTACGCCACAAACAAAGACTTTGGTAACTCCGGTTTCTATACCTTCAACGTTGTCACCCCTGGGTTTACTCCGTATGAGTGGCCACCCGGTCCTCCGGAGGGGCAGTACGATGCAGGCCTCCGTCTGCCTGGGCGGTGGGTGCTTCCTAGGCGAGGCACGTTGGTACACCCCCTTCAACTGCTACCTGCCGGAACCCATAGGTTTAAGCTAGAATGTAGAGTGTTGCCGCATGAAGAGGATGACATAGGAGGGCCTTATCCTAATGACTTCGAACCTGTGATAGGGAGTAAGGGCGATAACGCAACTAGGTTCAAATATGGGGCTGACTGTAACGTAAGTATAAAGAACTTCAATATCTTTGAAGCGCTTGTGGATACAACATAATGTCTGGTGAATTTCTAAGTGGGTTCTCAAAGTTCTTCACAAACCTGACCACGGCACAGCGTCAGGAGCTGGACCGTGCGTTCGCGGATATCCAAAACTCCAAAGAGATGACCAGCCTTGATACCTCCCTCCAGAACCTTAGGAGAAAGCCTGACCAGCTGCTGCCTATACCCCAGCTTGTAGTGACAACTGCCATTAGGGGTGCAACTGTTGAGTGGACACCATTGCCGGATCAAAGGATCAACTTCTATGAGATAGACATCTCAACTTTTAGTAACTTTGCATCGAAGACTTTGGTCACTACCTTTGGAGTGGACGTTGTAATAGATGGGTTGTTGGCCACTAAGTATGTCAGGGTACGAGGAGTGCGACGGGACGGTACTACAACGCCATACTCAGAGACCATTACAGTAACACCTCAGGCCTTTTCTATCAATGCACGCGCTATTGAATCATTTTATATCCAGCTTACAGGCACCTCCTCACACTCAATATTAGGAGGCGCCGGTACAGTTATGGAATACACCCCGATCAACGAAGACGCTAACAGCATGTGCTGGGGTTTCTTTACCGCGTATGGAGATCCTGCTACTGCCATGATGGGTAGAAGTGAGATCATTGTAGCAGCTTATGTCACCAAGACGAGCGCTACAGGCAGTGTCCTATCCTTAGAAGAGATGTGGAGAACTACCCTAGGAGAAGGTTGGAACTCCCTAGATATAGGACCGTTCGTAATAGGACACCCTCCGATTGGAGGGTCTATCAAAATAGAAGTATGGGGACAAGATGGGACTACTGACGAGAACGGAGACCCGCGTATTGCGGGTGACAATACCCTCATTACGTGGTGCCATTTGAACGTATTTGAAACAGGTAGCAGCTGATGGCTAGACGAAGAAACGCACTAGTTCATAGATTCTCTAGGATGAGAGGGCTCCCTCCCGAGGAGAGAGCCTTGATGATGAGGATCGGCGACCTGATGGACGTGGCGCTAAACAACCGCCAAGCAAGTAACCCCTTTGAGCCCCGTCGGAATAAGCCAAGCCGTGTGATCTATCCGCCTACTGGTTTAGCAGCAGCCACAGGAATTAAAGCTGTCAAGCTAACGTGGACAGCCCCTCCTTCTGATGAACACCTTCGGTATGAAATCGAAGTACTAAACATTGCCAAGGGTACTACTGAGACTAAGACTAGCTTCACTAACAACATTACCTACTACGGTTCGGGTGGGATCTACGAGGCTAAGGTTCGGTCTGTAGGTAGGGACGGCTCATCCTCTACCTTAGAGAAGATCACTTTTGATATAGGTTCCGATGTCATGCAGCTCGAAGGAGCCAAGCTAGCCGTGGATGAGCTAGGAACTTTGGTACAAGACGACATCCTACACCTGTCAGGCTACAAGATCTTTGTGTGGGGCTCAGTGGTCATTGATGAGTACATCGCAGGTGCAGGGAACCCGGACATTGTCTTCAAGCTATGGCGAAAAGAAGGCGATGATGCTACGTTTACCGCCGGTGGGGCCGCGCCTCTAGAGTTGATGGAGACTATCGTACTGTTCCCCGCTACAGCAGATGCATCCAACCTCAGCGCCGACGCACTAGGAGGGCAGGAAGGGTACACAAGGTTCCCTGTCCCTGAGTCACTAGGAAGTGTGCGCACAGGCAGCTTCGGTACAGCCCAGTCCGTGATGTTCTCCCCAATCCCCGTAGCGGCAGACGAAGTGGATAAGCGGTGGACCTATTTCCTACAGGCAGTGAACCGTGAATCTCAAAGCGACGAAGTGGGTCTGTCTATCACGATCTGGGCAGGGGCTGAAGGTGCAGCTAACGCCCAGCCGGGTGATCCTTACGTAGCTCCGACTCCGTATAGTGGCTTACATCGCAACCATTTCCACACTTGGAATCACTACGAAGAGGGCCACGGTCCGAACGACTGGGACTCTAGGTGGGCGGTGGCTCAAATCCTTGAGGGTTATGTACTTACTGCCAATTCATGGACACTCAACCTTTGGTGGCGACCTGACCGAATGGACCATTTCGCTCAAGAAGAGGATGTTAATAATTACCCCGCGGCGATGTCGGTATTCCAAAGAGATTCTTTAGTCCACACAGTTCCGCATGATGACGCGCATAACCAGATAACATGGGTCGTTACTGTTAGACAAAGAGACTTCGATCAAGAGTGGCAGGGTGATTACCAGTCCCAGGGCTGGGTTCATCAAATGGATATCGGGGTGGGCTCAAGGTACGGGGCGGATGCTGAGGACTTCGGAGAGCGCATTGGAATATCTCACTCAACCCGAGCACTAATAATGGACGACGAGAAAGGTATATCGGCGCTTTTTCCTTGGTCTGTGCATCCTGACCACTATTCTGCAAGTACTAATGACGGATGGTACTTTACCTCGATAAACTTCGAAGGTTCTTTTAATGAAGACCCCAACGGCCCTCCGAAGCTACGTGTTTGGCAAAACATCGGGGTGAGTACAGACCCCGAAGACATGTTCAACAATGCCCCACCTGAGTTTCACAAAGACGGTATGAGACAGCTAGAATTCTTAATCGAAGACCCTGATTTGATTTATGGGGAGAACAACACGGATTTCTTCGGCGACCCCCTACCAGACAATAGAATTGGTCCTATGTATATGAATAACGCGCAGTTTCTCCACATCTTTCCCATCGTTCAGGATGACAAACTTGATCGTATTCAAGGGTTCGGGTGTACGTTGTCCCATGCCCACCGTCTAGGGCAATACGATGGGAGTGGGGAGAATGTCAGCGCATTCGCAATCCAGTTTTATCAAGGAGGGCTTTGGAGTACGTCGATGGATTCTTGGGACGGTATTACGAACAGCGAAAACGGTGGGTACGCCACAAACTTAGGCGGTGTTATGATTGCATACCTATACAACGAAGGGAGAGGCTATGTTCCCTGGTGGTCACAGAACGCAGCACCCACAGTCGAAGGGCAGGAGTATGTCCTCGGGGGTAGCCTATGCTCACATTGGCAGTTTGGACAAGTAGCAAGCTCTTTCTATCTCCATGAGGCGTTGAGAGATACTGGGTGGTGGGTGTACGGAGGGTCTCTGAACATGACCTCTGAGATCTTCCCCCATGCGGAAGGACACGAAGGCAACAGCCCTCTGGAGCCTACCCTAGGCCCTGAGAGCTGGGGAAATACGACAGGTATCTGGGACGTGAGAACCCCATCGCGTTTCGGGTCAACGACCGAGGGGGCTGGGCCAAATGGGACTACAAGGTCACCTATTTGTTATCCGGGGATGAATATGCCCATCGGATAATGGAGAAAAACCTGCAATTTCCCGTGGAAATTCCTATAATTATGTAGGAGACTGCTCAATAAGGAAGCGGCAATATGACAATGTATTCCAACGCGAAGGGCATAAAAGAAGCCAAAGAAGCTGCTGGTGGTATGCAGTATGCATCCTCAGCAGGCTTTGAAGCCGTCGCAGCCCAGACAGCTAGGAACCAAGCTTCCGAGGACGCCAAGTCAGAGGTCTTCAACCTCCTAGGTCAAGCGGGCACCTACGGCCCCGGATCTGAGAGCGGTGTGGGCTGGGAGAACCTCACCAACGTAGACGATCCCAGCTCCATCTATGACACCTCAGGGCTGGGGCTCTCACAACCTGACCAGAACCTCAAGCAGGGTATGTCCTATTCCACAGGGAGGAAGGGTCTCCTAGGTACAGCTAGGACAGGTATCCTAGACCCCAAGGCGTACGCATCTGAGGTCTCTAAGTCTGCCTCCTTCCGCACCCAGAGCAAGCAGGTGGCTGAGGCAGAGCAACTCCTCAACCAAGAAGGCCCTGCCTGGGATGAGCTGAGTGGCGGCGTTCATGGGGCGATAGGTGAGGGTTCAGCTATACAGTTAAGGGACACCTTGAGACAGCTCAGGAACAACGCCGCCAAGGGGGGTGGTGCTCGCCGCGCTTCGATGAACGAGATGAACACCATCCTGGCTCAGGAGAGAGCGCAGCGCACGCGTGTAGAGAACACATGGAAGGCTAACCTTTCTTTGTTCGACACGGTAAGAAAGAATGCAGACAGGGTACAGGCAGGCACTAGAAACTTCATGGCTAGCCTCCCCCTAGTGAACGACCAGTTCCGAGCGGCTATGAACAAGACAGCCGACATGCAGATGAACGCAGGAGGGATGCTCGCCAACGTGCTACAGAATTCCTACGCAGTCAAGCAGTCCCAGCAGGCCGTGAACTTCGGTGAGAATCTGGCTGAGGGTCTGATCGGTGCTGTTGCTTCGATGATCCCCTACGTAGGCGCGATCCTCGGACCCGCCATCAAGGAGGCTGGGGCAGGAGGTGGGTACGGTGGCTTTTCGTCTGGTGTTGACGCGGCGGGGAATCCGTACGCGAATTCTGGAGTTGCATCCTCTGGCGCTGGCGCAACTAGTGGTCCCTCCGCTGGCATCGTAGGCATAGGTGAGGGTGGTGGTGGGAATGGACAGCTGAGTACTGGTCAGATATCAGCAGGGTACAACGCCGTGACCAATACAATAGGCAGCTGGTCTGACGTACGCATGAAGGAAAACATCACACCCGTAGGCACAGAGAAGGGCTTCAACATCTACGAATTCAACTACCTGGGAGGTACGCAACGGTACCAAGGAGTACTCGCGCACGAAGTTTATGAAACACACCCCGAAGCAGTAGGAGAACGTGAAGGTTTCCTGACCGTTAACTACGACATGCTGGGTATTAAAATGAGGACCGTATAATGGCAGAACCCACAAACTCTGGAGTACTCTCCAACAGGAAGGGCGTACGAGAAGCCAAAGAAACTGCGGGTGCTATGCAGTACGCAGGTACTTCTGGCATGGAAGCCGCCGCTGCATACCAAGCACAGCTGATGGCAGCTGAGATGGCACAGATGCAGGTCCAAGGCATGCTTGGAGCCCCTGGCACCTACGGCGCAGCAGCTGGTACAGGACAACCCGGCTCTGTTACTGGTGTCATGGATACCTCAGGGCTAGGGCTCTCACAACCTGACCAGGGTCTAGCCCAAGGACTCAACTACTCAACCGGAAAGAAGGGCCTCCTAGGCACAGCGCGCACGGGTATCCTTGACCCGGAGGCATACGCTGCATCGCTATCTAACTCCGCTTCGTTCCGAATTCAAAGTAAATTGACAGCAGAAGCCGAGCAGATGGCGAACCGGGAGGGTGAGCTGTACGAGAAGCTTGAGAACTCTATCATGGGTGTTATCAGTGAGGGTGCGGCCGAACAACTCAAACATGCGATGCGCGAAGCACGTAACCAAGCTGCTAAAGGTACTACCGGAGCTAAAGGAGCGAGGCGCGCAGCGTTCCAGAACGCCAGAGAGATCAACATCATAGAAAACTCCATGAGAACTAAGATCCAGATGGCTTGGGAGAAGGCCGCCGAGTTCCAACAGATGATGTGGGCACAAGTTGATAACGTGCAGGCGGGTAACCGAGAGTTTCTAGCCAACCTCCCCTTGACCAACAGAGCGTTCTTGGATGCAGTAGGGGAGTCGGCCAAGATGCAGATGGAAGCGGGCTTGATGTCAGCAAAGATTACACAAGCCTCCTATGCAGTCAAGCAGTCCATGCAGCCTGTCAACTTCGGTGTTGGATTTGCTGAGGGTCTGATCGGTATGGCGACCAGCTGGGGAACAGGACAAGCAGGCCAGTTCGCTGCGGATCCCGAGGGGTATACACAAAGAGCGGCTGAAGGGCTCAGAGCTGGCACGGAGTATGCGAAGGGCTTGCTCGGAGGAGATGTAAAGGATGCGGAGGGTAATCCAACCGGAGCTACCTACCAAGATCCACTACAAGGCCCCGCTACACCTACGGGCATGGGTCCGATTGATACTTATAATGAAGGCGCAATGGGATCCGCTTGGAGTAGCATTCTAGGCTGGGCAGGAGGAAACAAATAATGGCAAAACCGAGAACTCCAGTGGGACAATTTGATCCGACAGGCTATGAAGCAGAAGCAGAAGCCGAGGCGGATGCACCTACGACGACAAATACGGGAGCACCTATACCTGTACCGTCGCCGCAATCCCTAACCCCGGAACGGCCTGAGATAATTGCTGGCCCCTTGGCTAGGGGGTTGCAAAGCGCTCTCATCGGTCAGGCATTTGAGTCCTTCGGCAAAGCCTTCAACGGTGGTGGGTACACCCCAGTAGGGCAAGCAGTACAGCCGACGCCAGGGATGGCGAACTGGCGCAATGCAGGCCAACAGGTGCAGAAAGCACTGGAGGCACGCTGGTACCAAGCAGAGTTGAAGAACTTCCGCAACGCAGAGCTGAAGGAGATGCAGACCAACATGCAAGGGCTCATCGAAGAGTCCAAGTTTCACAACAAAGAGCTGAACCGGGGGCGGTGGCACGAAGCTGGCCCCGAAGGAGAAGTAACTATACTAGATCTGAGCACAGAAGAGGGTCGTCTACAACAGGTAGAGCTGCGAGGGCAGCTGCAAGCAGACATGATCAACCGCGTTGGGGAGATGCAGATCGCCCTTGGTAACGCTGCGGCTGAGAAGTACCGAATGAACCCCCTCATCAACAAGATGGTCGCGGATCTGTACAAGCACACCTCCAATTCCTTGGTGACACAGTTCAACCCGCAAGCAGCACAGAAGACAGCTGAATCAATGTCTGGCCTACGTGTGGACGAGGCTAAGATCCGCCAGATGGACGCACAAGGCAGGGCATCTGACGCTCAGGCCAAGGCTGCGGGTACCAAGGACCCCACGGGCCTCCGTGCTGCGTACGACCAAGGTGGTGCTGGCAGGCTGGATGAGTTCATCAACGGCACTGATTCAGGCAACTCTCTGTGGATGCAAAACAGAGATAGGTATGATGAAAGAGTCAAGCAAGACTTCTACCGGAAGTGGCGCGCGACGAAGGGTAAGAAGGTCACGGTCAACGCGCAGGCGAAGATGGAAGCTGACTTCGACAAGAATCAGGATCGTCTTACCAAGTTGGGACAGTATCATTGGATCAAGGACACGTTGGGGGAGGAGGTTGCGAACGAGTTCTCTAAGGCGAACCCTGGTTACGGCCCCGAGGATGAGGGTCCGGTAGATTTCGCTGTCAAGGGTGCTGTGGAACCGAAGGCTGCGAAGCAGAAGGCCGAGAAGTTCGCAGGCATCGCACTGGACAAATACGCCGAGTGGATGGCCGAGCAAGATCCGGAGGAGGCAGGCTTCGAAGATGGCGTCGATTTCATCATGAAGGAGTGGTTGCCTGCGGCTCTCGCTGGTACGCTTGATCCCACGGTTGAGGTACATGCTGAGTATATCTCTGACAACCTCACCGCCGGTGAGACTAAGGCGACAGCTGAGTACAGGGCTCTTGTACGCTCAAAGATCCTGGCTCAACTAGAATCTAAGGCAGGCTCTGGTAAGGGTGGCAAGGGGCTGAAGGAGCACCAGAAGGCTCCCAAAGCACCGCGCGGCCCCAAGGGTGGGCTAACTAGGGCTGTCAAGGGTTTGTTCGGTGACGATACTTACTCTGAAGAGGCACCTCCGCAACCGTCCGAACCTACAATCTAAGAGGTAATTATGGGTCTGTTTTCCCAAGACGACAATGAGTCTGAAGGTCTGTTCACCGAGGGTGGCACGGAACGTAGCACGAACTACGCCAAGGGCAAGGGCAAGAAGTCCAAGCCCGAGTTCAAGGACACCGAGCTGTCCGCTAAAGGCTTGCAGTTCACACAGACTTCCGTGAATATCCTAAAAGGTAAGGAACCTCAAAGGAAACAAGCCTTCGGTGCTGATGGTGAGTCTCTGTTCTCAATGGACGAGCCGCCTAAGACCATCGAGATGGACGCCGTTATCTCCCGCATCCCTGATGAGGACAAGTCCAGCATCGCTTCCAACACTATGGAATTCCTGTTCGGGCCTGAGCTGGGGCTGATCGGGGTTGCACATGACGCCGAAGGTTGGTCATGGTCTGTTGACAACATGCAGCAGCAGTGGTCTGAGAACCCGCTGTGGGTCAACGCCCTCGCCACTACCTCCCTGGTAGGGGCTCTCCTACTGCCCTCCGCTATGGCTGTGCGCTCCTCCATGAAGGTTGGAAAGCTCGCAGGCAAGGCGGGTAGACTCGCCAACGAAGCAGACGAGATCGCCAAGTGGCATACGAAGGGGTTGATCGCCGACCAGAACGTGAAGGCGTACTCCCAGCTAGGTGGAGACTACGAGAAGACAGTCCAGATCCTACGCAAGCAGGAGGTTTCCCTTGACCGCTATACTGCCATGAAGACCCGTGCCCAGCGGGCGCAGAACGGTGAGCTAACCTGGGGTAGCCCTGTCGAGAAGATACAGCATGAGTTCGACAAGCGCTTCGCTCAGACGTACAACAACATGATTGGGAAGGCAGGCAACGGCGACATCAAGGGTCAGTTCCATGCGAACCATGAAGCACTGTGGAAGAACGACACCATCGGTACCATCCTAGGTGACATGCCCGATGAGGCCGCAGGCCCTGCCATCTACGCCTACCTTATGGCGAAGAACGGCCACGTACCTGCCGAGGGTGCCAAGAAGTTCGGTAAGCTGTCCGAAACAGACAGGATCTGGGCCGACTTCTACTTTGAGAATGCGTCGAAGCAGCAGCTCAAGATGATGGAAGACGGGTTCATTACCCCCGAGACCTACAAAGCCGTCGGTGCCATGCATCTCCCGGCTCAGAACATAGGTTCTATCGACCCCATGATGGACGTTGGGCGAATCCAGATGGTACCTGTCAGCACCCTCAAGAAGCGGAAGGGTGTGGCTGGTATCGTAGAGCATACTGAAGAGCGCACAGGCCTCGGTCGGCTATTCGGTAAGACTAAGACCACATACAAGCCCGAGGGTGAGTTTGAGTACGTGGCTGTGAAGATGGACGCGCGACCCAGGCTGGACAGCACCACGCTACTGCACCGCTCAGGTACCAACGATGAGATCTACGACCGCTTGATGAGTGGTCAGCTGATTACGGATCCGGCCGATGTCTCGACAAGAGGATTCATGCTGGACGGGTTGCTACACACCAACTTCAAGCTCGTACGTGACCTCGCCATGGACAACAACTACATCGCCAGCGCTGCGGACATAGCAGCGTGGGGCGGCAACGCTAAGAAGGCAGCGAAGGCTGGCTTTGTACGCCTGGACTACGCAGGGGACGGCGCAGCTGCTACCTTGCGCCGCATGATCGCCAAGAAGAGTGGTCAACCTGAGCAGGAGCTGCCTTGGATCCGGAAGGCTGTCTTCGATGACATCTTCGGTGAGAACGGCATGATGGCCCAGACCACCAGTGCTGGCGGCGACATGATGGACGTGATGACTACCATCTACAAGACGATGAAGACGGCTGGTAACATCCCCACCCACCTTCAGAACCTCACAGGTAATATGATCTTCCTCAGCCAAGCAGGCTTCAACCCCGTGGCCCCGCAGAACGTGGCGCTCATGGGCAAGCTTACCAGCACCTTCAATACCATCGCAGACATCAACCGCGCAGGCCAGAAGGCAGGTATCAAGGGGCGGAGCCTCTTCGATCCCAAGTCTGGCATGCTCAAAGGCGTGGACCTGGGCAAGATCAAGGTACGCGGCAAGACATTCGACATGAACGAAGAGATGTTCGATCCGATCATGAGAGACTTGATCGAGGAGTCGGCGTTTGAAAGTGTCGAGGGTTCCGGTCACCTAGAGAGGATCTTGGGTAGATTACGTGAAGATCAGCACTCGACAAAGGCTATGATTAAGCTGTATATGAAGGGTAAGAACGCAGCCCAGCTGGGCGGCAAGGCACCTTGGTTCGACAAGCTGACCAAGGCGTACCTCGGAGAGGACATGGTGCCCAAGATGGCGTACTTCATGGACCTTAGAGGGCAGGGGTTGTCCCGTCAGGCAGCGGCCACTGAGGTGGCTAGACGCCTGCCTATGTACGGTACGGTTGGCTCAGCGATTAAGAGTACCCGTAAGTTTGCGTTCCCGTGGGCCACCTTCCCTGCTGAGGCCATGCGTATCACTAAGAACAACATCCAAGACCACCCGCTCCGCATGATGCCGTGGCTGAAGGCACCGCAGTTGATGCAGTCTATCTTCAGTGGTATGGGTTACGCCGAGGATCCGACGGGTGTAGCGGAGGCCAAGAGGCAGCTCCCCACCTGGGCACAGACACCCGAGACCGTGATAGCAGAAGGAGGCGCCAGTGGGCTCTTCGGCGGTGGTATGACAGGTGCTATCGTAGGCGGTGCTATCGGTGCCGCAGTCTCTAGAACTGCTGGCGGTGCATACGCAGGCATGGCGGCAGGTGCAGCCCTAGCTGGCACGGCGGTAGCGTTGACCACAAGTGAGGAGCACGACAAAGAGATACGCGGTGCGATCATGAACTTCCTACCCCACTCCACCTTCATGCTGGCTTCCAACTCGATTGACTTCGGCGGGGAATACCTGCCTTTCAAGGACATCCGGGGTGCTATTGAGCAGACCCCTGCTGAGCCGCTGGCTATTCTCAAGCCTCTCGTTTCTGCCTTCTCTGGTGAGACCCCCCAAGGTGAGCCTGTAGGTAGTGGTACCCTAGGCAGTGGTGTAGCCAAGTCCCTAGCGGGCATGCTAGGTTTCCTAGCACCCCCGCTGTTGCAGAAGTACGGCATGAAGCTGACCACCCCCGACGTACCCATCTGGGGAGACCCGACAGGTATGACCAATATGTCCCGGTTCCTTACGGACACGGGGCAGGCTGTTGATCCCATGACAGGGCGACCGGGGAGTATGGGCCAGGACTTCTTGCTTAACAACTTCGGTGCCTGGAAATCGTACGCCGCTAGTGGGGCACAGCAGCTGGCAAACGAGGCGAGGGCTGACAGCCACTTGGAAACGATCCGGAACAACCTCACGAAGAACCTCAAGTACCACCTTGAGAATCAGAATGAGAAGGACGTGGTCAGTATCCTCAGCAACGTGCAGGCTACCTTCGCCAACCAGTACGTGTATGACCCGCTGCTTGCACAGAACAAGTACACTGAGTGGCTGGAGCGGCACGCTGAGACTATTGGTAGGCACCCGAAGCTCAGGGCCTGGAGTGCAGAAGAGCTGATCGCTAGGCTGCAAGAAGCTGGGGAGCTGGCAGGGTATGCCCGAAGCCATGCCCGCACCAAGCTACTTGAGGCACTAAGGAATGAGATAATGCTAAAGGGGGGTGGTTGATGTTTCATAGGTTGGCAGCATGCGCGTTTGCGTTGATTATGGTATTGGCGATTCTGTTTCTGGTAGCGCTCCGGAGTGATGGCGCTGACTTCGACGGCGACTGGCTGTTGGAAGACCTGACGTGCGGTGAGCTGCGTGAGGCTTACGGCTTCGGTAGCGTGATGCTAGACCAGATTATCTACGCACACGACCAGTGCATGGACTATGCCCAGTCACCTGCTGATGCTGGCTTCGGTAGGCTACACTGCGAGTTGATCGAGAAGGAAGGCAAGTTCGTGCAAGGGATGGTCAACGACATCGTTGATGTGTTCAACGCTAAGCCAGAATGTACTAACCCATGAAGATCATGCTCGCTATAGTTATAGTGATCATCCTGCTCATGGCTGCTGCCGCTGCGTCCAAGCCGGGTAACCCAGTAGACGAGACCGACCCTGATCTAGTGAGAAGCTACCTCGCCATGCCGTGTGATGGCCTCGATGAGTTGTATTCCTTCCTGTATGACGGGATGAAACACATGACAGCCCACTACAAAGACTGCATCAATAGGGCAGAAAACGACTCCGACTTTAAATACGGGTATCTCAAGTGCTACTATATTAAACTGGAATGGGATTTGCTGGACAAGCACGCGTTGGCTGTCGAGAGGTCGTGGGACCTTATGTGTGACGACTGGGGCAATCGGAAAGAACGCGAGTACAATATAGACTTCTAGTCTTCTTCCTCACCATCGTACTCAGTAGGGTATCCCTCTAGATCGTTCATGATCCGGAATCCAAGCTCGTATAGCTCTTCTTCATCTTCGGTATCATCCGGGGCATAGTACACCACGTCCAGGGACGAGGACTTCTGACAGCTCACGCAGAGAAGCCCGTTCTGGGTGTACCTACCGCACTTACATCTTACTAGCGACATGCTGTAGCTTCTCCAAGTCAGAGCTTACTGGGAAGTTGTTGATCGGCGCTCGCAAGATAGGTAGTTCTTTCAACAGGTCGAAGGGTACCAGCTCTCCTGGGTGGTACGTGCCTTGTGCCTTTCGATCTAGCCTCTTAGGTACCGACCCCTCCAAGGGCGAACGTAGAGCGTTGTGGAAGTGCCAGCACATCACATCATCAAGCTTGAACTCATTGCTTTCCTTCTGCCTGTATCGAGGCGCTTCTCCTGGGTGGTTACCGATGAAGTACGCATTCCTACGGTACAGGCGGTGGTGGGTGCGCTCGTCTGAGTAGCGGTGGAGCAGGTTGGTCGCCATCTCGGTGCGCTTGAACACCCCATACTTCAGCTCAGTGAGGCTCGATGTTCTTGTCAACGCATCAAACCCAGTAGTCAAGGCGTCCAGGCTGGTGGGGTGGTACACCTCGTCGGCGTCCACCATGAACGTCCATTCTGTCTCGGCCTCCACCAGCATGCTGTTGCGGTAGCACCCTTGGATGTCAGGCACTGCGAACGGTAGCCTGCGGACGAAGATCTCAGCTTTCTCTGTCTCCACGAACCAGTCAATGATGTTCTCGGTGCCATCCTCACTACCTGCATCATAGATCACGTACCGATGAAACCTACCACGTAGCGCCTCAAGGGCGTACGGAAGCCAGTACTGATCGTTCATCACCAAGATGGTGGGTGTCAACCCTTCAATCTTCATCCTTATCCCCTTTGAGAAAGTGTTCTATGCACTCATCAAACCCGGAGAACCTGCTTGGGTCCGTATGGTTCGCTGTCATTTCCTTCTCACACCACTTGCACCAAGTAGTTTTGCCTTGATCGGAGCCAGAACATCGGTACTGTATTTTGCCCGCTTCGTGATCTCCATTGGGTGACTCTTTGCAATCAGACATCACACACCTCCATTATAATGTCATCAGGAAACTCATCATCAACCAACCATGTAGCACACTCATCATGCCCACTACTATCATGATCTATGTAAACTCCCATACCAAACAAGGGGCTCTTTGGCTCTCTATAAATGGAGAAGCAAGGACAAGTATGACTAAAGTGTCCTTTAGGACGCATACATTCCAAACCGAACTCAGGTAACCCCTTATCACACCTTTCACTAGACACCACACACCTCCAGTATTTGCTCCACCCTGTTCTTCACTTGATGCTGCTCGACCGCAAGTGCATAAGCACGCCGCGCCATAGACGCTGCAAGGCTCGGTTCCCTAAGGCACCAGTCAATCTGATTAGCAAGCTCAGCCTCAGTAGCGTAGCCAAGGTAGTGCTCTCCTTCTTCAAACAACTTAGACATGCCGTCCCTGGGGTCACGATCTGTGACCAGCGGGCGCTCCATCAGCATGGACTCAATCACTCTTTGGTTAGGGCCGTCGTGCTTCTGACCACAGTTGAACAGCACCTTGCATCGGGCCATAGCCTCCGAGGTGTGGGGCCAGCGCTGCCCGTGCTTACCGATCTCTCGTACGTCCAGCGTCCATGTATGGCGCTGGGCAATAGGCTTCAGTGGATCAGCTCGGTCGATCCCACCCTTGCTACCAAAGAACCCGATGTCATGGGGCCGAGACTCATGCAGTTCAGGTAGTACACCCTTGTAGAAGTAGTGGGTATCACTAGCGTTGGGGCACCAGTGTACGGAGGGGTGGTTGGTGAAGATGTCACGCCTGTCCCACACCGCAAAGAATACGTGGTCGTAGTACTGAGCCTGCCTCTTGTGCAGGCTGGGGTGACCGTGGGTATCTACGTACCGCACTGCTGAGGGGATGGGTGCCCGCTCCTCTAGGAAGGCTAGGTTCCCTTCTTTGTTGCGCCCGCAGTCTAGGTCAAGGAAGAGGTCAAATGACTCGACAAACGGTACGTTGTTAAACGCAGTGTGCGCGTGGCCTTCTCCCATCGGCAGCACCCAGTGACCCAGCTCTATGAGTGCGCGCATGTAGCTGTCCGTGTAGGTTTCCGTAGGCTTACCGTGCTTATCCTCGGTCTTCCTGCACCCTAGGAGGATGTTGGTCATCAGGTAATCTCCAGCGGGTAGAAGATCTCACCCTTCATTCGTACAGCCTTGGCTACCTTCTTGTTCCTAGCTATCTGCGCGTCAATCTCTTCCTTGGGATCGTTCCAGCGCCCCCCTTCCGTGTCTCCTACCTGCTTGAACTTGTCCCTGGCCTCGGCTATATCCACGTACCCTAGGGGGTGGGACACCAGCCCCGCCTTGATCACCCGTGCCGACCAGTCACCATGCGCGTAGCCTACACCCTTGAAGTCAGGGTGGAAGCCACCCACTGTTTTGATGACCTTCTTCGTCAGGAAGGTGAGATCCCCTCGGGGTGAGGTTGCATAGATAGGGGTGAGGCCAACAGCGCTCTTGAGGTATTGCGTGAACGTCGGGTGTGTCTCGGGGATCTCTTTGTCTTGGATACGGCAGAAGTGGTGGATATCCATGATCACAGAGGCCGACTCGTACTGCTCAAACCAGTCCTTCTCCGTGGGTACGAGGTCATCTTCAAGTATGCACATGAAGTGGTGGTTCTGCATGAGGTAGAGGCAGCGGTTCTTGTTGGCACCCACGCCTTTGTTGGGGCCTGTAAGCAGCGTCACTGTAGGGAAGTCGAGGATGGGGGTGATGCCGTCGTAGTCGCTGCCATCGTCACACACAAACACATCCGTCCCGTTGGGTACGGTAGACAGCACACCCTCAATCACCTCACCGATGTGGTCGCCTCGGTTGTATGTGCTGATGCTAACTGCCCTCTTCGTCTGCATCTTCATCCTCGCATTGATCCGTAAGGTACCGTAGTGCTGCGCCCGCAACTTCCACCGCCGCATCGACAGAAGGGAACTCAGTCTCTGGCGCGTTCTTGTAGCTCTCTTCGATAAGCTTCAGTACGTCATCCTTATTCAAAACAGATCTCCTATGAGTTTCTTCCAGTTCTTCTTGTACTGCGTGGGATCGGCTGCTGCTGCGGCCGTATCGTACCCACTCATAACGAAGTCACGTCTTAGCTGCGGTTTCACCATGAGTCTCTCAGCCTGCTTGGTTAGATCATTCACGCTGCCTACAGGTACGAGCGCGCAGTTCTTCCCATCCTTCAGGAACTCAGCCCCTGTGTCAGTGGATACAATAGCGCACCCAGCCGACATAGCCTCAAGCGTCATGCGCCCTAGCCCCTCAGTATGAGAAGCGTTGAGCCAGATATCTGTCTGAGCCATAAGCTGTGCCATTTCTTTCCTAGAAGGCGACAGAAAGTAGTTAAGCCAGGGCGGCTTACCTTTACCGAACAAGGGGTTTTCTCCTACTCCTACGAACTGTAGCTTTCCAGGGAACTTCTGAGCCAAAGCCATCATGGTTTGCAAGGCTTCGGTTGTACCCTTGAGGGGGTGGGCATGAATCAGTGTGCTAATCACGAGGGTGCTGCTATCAAGGTTCCCGAAGTTTCGTTGTTCGGGAGTGTGATGAAACGTGTCGTGGGCGTAGTGGTACCATCCCACTCGACGAGCATTCTTGTGTGTGTTGTGTTCCCACCCCTCAGCAACCTTCTCGCAAGCCTTCTTCAACCAGTTAGTACTGGTGACGATAGCGTCCCACTTGAGGTTGAGTGAGTCAGTCTCAAGGGATTGGAACCTCTGGTTGTGCGACAGCTTCAGCATCACCTTCTTCTTAATGTGTGCCATCTCCGTGAACTCCTTGTTGTGTTCGTTATCGGAGTTGGTTATCAGTAGGTCGCACGGAGGGATCTTCGTCCAATCCACACGGATAGGTACTCTACAATGCTCTTGAATAGAGGGATTGATATCTGGGTAGATTGTGTACAAGGTCACGTCGTGTCCCAGATCCTGAAGCAGGTGTGCGATATCCAGAATCGTAGTAGGCCCTCCATACTTCCGGAGGTGGGGTGTGATCACCGCAATCTTCTTATAGTTGGGCTCCAAGTCTAGCGTCTTCTCAAAGAGCTTAACGACATCGACTAGGCGTTCCGAACGACGGTACCCCCGGGACGTGAGTTGTGCTGCTTCACGCAACGCGGCAAAGCGCTTAGGCTCATTGAACAGGATGTTGTAGATGCGCTCCGCTACTACCTCGGAGGTCGTCTTGTTGGGGAAGATGATAGAGTCTATGTCATTGGTGGCATACTCAAGGATGCCCTTGTTGTTCCAGCACACCGGCACTGCACCAGAAGCCATCGCCTCAAGGGAGGGGAGACCGTAGCTGTGGTTGCTAGCAGGGTCACAGAAAACATCTACCTCTCTCCCTAGGAGATCAGCAAACTTTGTCTGAGCTAGTGTCCCGAGCCCTACTATGAACTGGCAACCGGGTACCGTGCTGGTACCTGTCGCTAGGATTCGTAGTTCTTGCTTGTTCTCTTTGGCTAGCTTCATGAGGTGGCGACACAACTCCACGCCCCGGTCGTGTCCCTTGAACGGGTACCCTTGGTTACCCAAGGCGATGAGGAGTGTCTTCCTCTCATCGCCGTGCTGCCTACCTCTTGGATAGAACATGTAGTCATCGTACCCAACAGACACACTACCATGAACCTTATGAGACTTGGCCATCTTCTTGGCCGTCCACTTACTGTTGGTGATGGTGAACTCGGCTTCTTTGTTTGCCTCACGAATAGACTTGGTCAGCGCTGTCGTTGGCGCTATCGAGCAATCATCGCTCTGCGAGAAGTGAACTGACGTGAGGTCGGGGTTGTTACGTGTGAGGTTCAGGACATGCTCCATCAACTCACCGGTACCTGCTACGACGTACCCTTGGCGGAACACCCGTTCCTCAAAGTTGGACAGGAAGTCTTGAACGCCCTCCTTGAAGACCACTGGTGCTGACCGCAGCGAGGGTAGCAACGGATCCTCCCCATCGGGGGTTCTCTTGATACGTACAACCTTCGCCTCTACATTGAGTTCATTGAAGAAGTTGACTAGGTCAGCGATCACTCTCATACCGCCACAGTTCTCAGTACTGTACACGACGAAGGCGATACTGTATCGGGATGAGTCTTTGGATATTATATCCTTAGAGATAGGAGATCTAAGAGTTTTCAACGTCTTCTCTGTATCGAAGTTGCGCTGCCACTCTTTGAAGGAAGGCCACGCCGCATGGAACCTAGCGGCTCCCGACTTCCGGTACCCCATGTGTTCCTCGTCACCTAGCACGCTGAAGGAAGTCCCTCGCTCATGCCAGATGTAGGTGTCGTCAGCGAGCACCGCCTTCCAATTTGATACCTGCCCGTCTACAATGCGGGTGATGCAGCGCATCCAGTAGTCAGTCTCTTCCCCGTAGGACACGTACCCCTCATCGAACAGTCCGATCTCAGCGATGATGCCTCGCTCAAACATGAAGCAGAACCCTGTCGGCATGATCTCTGGGTACATGTGGGAAGATATCTTCTCGATAGCTCTGTTCATATCGTTGAAGTCGTGGCCCTCTTGGAGGGGAACGTTAATAACTGCGGTGTTGTTGGTGCAAGGGTTGACGATCTTGTTACGCTCGTCTGCCTTCAATGCAAGCACCATCTTGAACAACCACCCTGGGGTGACTACGGTGTCCGAATTAAGGACACAGATGTAAGGAGCTTTTCCTTCTTCGATACCTCGGTTGACAGAGGCGGCGAACCCACGGTTCTTCTGATTGAACAACACTGTGTGGTTAGGGTTCTTCTCCTGCCACATACCCAACCACACCTTCGTGCGTTCGTCGGGTGAGCAGTCGTCTACAAGGATGATACGGTGCGGCCATGTAGTACGCTGTTGCACTGACTCGACACAGGCAATGAGTACATGAAGGCCCCCATATACAGGGATCACGATGTCTACTGGTTCTACCCCTGTCTCTAGTAAGGAGGTAACAGCGTGGCTAAGGTTCTTGTTACCCTCGATAGTAGCGGTGGTAGCTTCTAGAAGTTTCTCCCCTAGCGCGGTGATATAGGCCTGGGCTTGGGGACTGACCGCAGCGGCGTTGTCTTCTTCAATCTCGGCAACGAACCTATTAACTTCCTCTTGCGTCTTGGGTACCCACACACCCTTGCTATCAAATGACATGGTCTATGATCCTCACCTGTGCTGCGTGCATGACCTCTCGGGCCTTCTTGAAGTTCTCTTCATACTCACCCCACCTTCCATTCAACCAGAACGGATCGGCTTCCTTGGAGGGGATGATGACCTCCTTGAACCCAGCCTGCACGATAGCCTTGGCGCACTCAGTACAAGGGTGGGAGGTGGTGTACAGTACGGCATCCAGTAGCTTGGTGCCGCTGCGTGCTGCGTTACAAATGACGTTCATCTCAGCGTGAGCAGTCCAGTTGTATTTCTCAGGGCGCTCATGGCGCGCGTCATTCTCGTCGTCAGCATACCGGACGAACCCGTTGTACCCTAGAGACAAGACGGTGTGCCCCTCCCCCACAGCTACGGCCCCCACCTTGATGGATCGATCCTTGGACTTGGAAGCCACAAGGAAAGCCATCTCCATGAAGAAGGCGTCCCATCTCGCTATGCTGAGTTTGTCATCGAACACCGGGTGCCCTCGAACCTCGCGTGTCGCACTCAGGCGGCACGAACTCTCCATCTACTACTACTATTTCATTGGTTATCCCACAGATAGAGCAGTTGGAGTTCTTGTGCTTACAGAGCAGTGTGACGTTACCAAGGCTACCCTTCGGTGCGCCTTTGCTGTACCCTGGATCCTTACGAGGGTCATCTCCTGCTGCCATGCGGCAGTACCACGCAGCCTTGTTCAGATCCTCAACCGAGTTGATCTTGTGGCCTGCTCTCCAGTTGTACTTGATGGCGTTCCCACGACAGTACGCAACGAAGCCTTCCTCACCTAGCGCGTACTTGATCGCGTCGATGCATTCCAGCTCTGTCTGGTTGTAATGGGACGGGCTATTGACCATGTCTTCGGACATCTCTCTCTCCTATGTCTCTATTATATGTTTTCCTACGAGCGATTGCAAGGAAAACTGCACTTATTCTTCGAATCCTTCTACCTTTCTGATGGACCCTGTGGTGAGATCGATGACCTCTCCGTTCTCGTAGTGGCGTTCCAGCACCTCAGCGAAGCAGCGGATGTGGACGCGCCAGTCCGAGCTGATCATCAGGTGCATGCCTGTATTGAACCCAATGAACTTCTTGCACGAAGCACAGCGGGGAGGCATCTTCTTCCGGAGGTGGAGGGCGGTATCCTCCCCCTTGTGTCCGGATCCCGATGCCGTCCTGATGTCATCCTCTACCTGCACGGCAGAGTCTTCTTCCTCAGGAGGGACGAACCACTCCCGCCAGTTCGACACGTTCACTTCCGGATGCGGTTATTGAAGGTAACGATGTGATCGTACGCCTCATGCATGCTACCGAACACCTTGTGAGAATGATAGTGAACCCAGGGTGAGAGCTGCAACCCCAAGGGGTTCACAACGATCACACGCTTCTGCTTCTGCCACGCCAGGATGATCTCCATAGCTGTGCCAGTGCTGGGCTTGGTGTAGTTGACAAGCACCACGTCCGACATCTCTATGTCGATCTTGTCTTCTTCTACCAGCTGAGGCAGTACACTCACCGGGTCATCCCCGTAGGCTGTGTATCGGTAGTCACGATCCATTGGATCCAGGGTCGTGATACCGAAGCCGTTGAGGTGTAGCGTTGCCGCCTTCCTCCAGGCCCCTGCCTCTTCGTCAGAACACCCGGCCATCGGTCCGCATAGGTAGACTCTCATAGATACCTCCTCTGTCACTTGCTTGAACCTCGTCGCTTCTTGATTGGGGTGTCGTTGTACCATTTGCTGCTAGCTACTGTCGAGTACTTCCCGCAGATGCCCTTACCATTCTTCTTAGGAGTAAAGCACCGGAATTGTGTGTGCTGGCCACCCTTCTGGGTGGTCCGATCCTTCTCCCACTTGGTGTTGCTGCCGCCACAGTGAGGGCAGTCTGTCATGCTGTTGCCCTTGTGTCCCACGGTGTTTACGTAGGGCAGGAAGGCTTCATAAACTTTCATGGTCTGATCTACGTCACGTTCGCAATATTCAATCATCTCAAGCATAGCAGGCTTGCTCTTGTCGAACACCACCTTCTGCCATAGCCCAGTGGGCGGCTCGATCTTACCTTCTAGTCCCAAGAACTTGGCGATGTACTTGAGGCCGTTACCCTGGAAGCGGAAGAAGCGCTTCGCCTGCTTCCATGTATCGATGGTGACGAAGTCAGGGGGACAGGGCAACCGATGGAAGAGGCAGCGTGTACGCAGCCACTTGATATCGAAGTTGTCTGAGTTGTGCCCGATGATCGTGCCAGCTGACTGCATAATCGGGATGAACTTCTTGAGCAACGCCTTGTCGTTCTGCTTGGCGTCCCACTTGATGGTGTGGATTTCCTTCTCGCCTTCCCATTGGTAACTGACACAGATCACAGCTGGCTCTTTGATCAGGTTGCCGGTGGGCACGTTGATGCCGTAGCCTCCCTTCCACAGCCAGTAGATAGCCGGGGAGACCTCAATATCGAAGACTACTCTGTCACCTGTACGGTCTACTTGTTTACTCATCAATGTCTCCTCTTAGTATCTGCTGTGCCGGTAGCTCATCAAGATAAGCAGTGGCTGCTCTTAGCAGAGTAGTACTGTCTTTGAATTTGGCGATGGCTCCGTTGCATCCCCAACACAGTAGTCCCCGTACTCGTTTCCGTGTCTCTTCCGGAGGCTGCTTCTTGTCCCTCTTCACATGAAGGTGGTCAACATGAAGCCTCCGTTGACCGGGCTTGGGTACCTTCTCACATATGAAGCAGGCGCCCTGCTGCAACTCAAGTATCGCCTCGTACTCAGCCTCGGAGATTCCGTAGCGGCGTCGGAGGTATGAGTCTCTTGCTGTCCTAGCCATTACCGAGGTGTATCCTCTTTATAGCACACGTCTACTAGGTAGCGGATAGCCATTGCTGCTAGCTGTCGTGCCTCTGTCTCTTCTACTTCAGGCGTAGGATTGCCGTAGGTGTTCATCTGCTTGTGAGGCCAGAACGCAGCATCCTTGAACTCAAGGAACTCCTCCTCTACTATCGCCACACCCTCATGGGCAGAGCGGATGTCAGGGAAGTTCTCGTAGGCAGCGATCAGCTCGGCCCTCACCTCATCCAGCGCGCAGTCGATTAGGCTCTCAGTCTCGGGTGTCATTGAGTAGCTTCCTATACTGTTTAAGGTTGAGTCCAATTACCTGCACACAGGCGATGTACTCAGGGTGGCGGGCAGCCCAGTAGCACACTACCCCCGTGTCCTTGTCGTATCTCCGCTCCAACACCACCGGACGCTCAAGCGCCTCGTCCAGGGTGGTTGTCTCCTTGGCGTTGACTGCATCAACAAACAGTATCGCCGTCACAAGGATTCCAATCGCAAAAAGCACTGCTAGAAATATTGATCTCATGTTTACTCCCATATCCCATCAATGATACCATAGGTATCCAGTACCATCTTCTCCGGAGGTAGCCACAACTCATCAATCTTAGAGGGCAACTCCTTCTTCCAATAGTTCTCCGTCTTGTTGGTGTGCTCAGCCATACACCTAGCCCAACGATCCCAACACACCCTGACCGCAGCGAGCTGGCGCTCGGCTGTGCCAAGCTGCTCGTCTGTACCGTATCCCCCGCTCACCTGATGCGCCATGAACAGACAGTTCTTAGAGGCGAGGCGCCTATCCCCTGCTACCAACAGCAAGCCAGCAGCTGAGCACACCTCACCTATCCCGATGGTGACGATATGCTGATGGCAGGCACGCATCGCATCGTAGATGGCGAACATATCTGACACCGACCCACCCAAGCTGTTGATCATGATGGTGAT